GTCCATGATGCCTGCACCCAGGATCCAGACTCGTGGGCCTCGCGTGCGTCCCTGTATGCCAGTTTCAAGGCATGGTGTCATGTGAACGGAAACAAGCCCATGAAGGCTGCAACGTTCTACGAACGGTTGGACCAGGCTGGATACCGGGCTGCATCCAAGAAGGGGCAGTCCCGAGGCTACTGGGGGCTGTTCGTCCATGAAATCAGGATGATGGGACAGGACGGGTTCATCTCACCGTCCGGTATGTCCGATTAGTGAGACTGGGATGCAGGGGGGGATGCACGGATGCAGGAAAAGGGGGGGGATGCACTTAATTACCGCGCCCACACGCGATACTTAATGTAGAGCCTGCATCCCTGCATCCCTCTGCATCCCCCGCAAACTTGCGACAGGAAGGAATGCCCCAGTGGGTAGCGAAACGGTGATGGTGGAGTGGATGGGACAGACCGTGACATACCCACGGGCTACACCGTTCGTTCGGGCGGACGTGCCTCGGGCAGAGCTACCGCCTCCTGCCCCCCATCCGGCCCCTGAGACTCTGTGCCGTCCTGCGAGACCCGAGGAGATCCCCGCGTCCGCTCAGCGGCTCCTGGGGGCTTTCAGGGGGCCGTGGGAGGCCACGGTGACCTACGCTAGGGGGACGACACTCGGGAGACTGGGTAAGGTGGTGGATTCCGTGGTCATTCGAGCCCACAAGCCCGGAGTTCGCCTCTGGGCCGCATGGTTGGACGGGAAGTACCATGCAGCCATGGTGTCCGACTCTGAGGGGCCTCGGAGGTTGTCTGCCCTCCAGGTGCGCGCATACGTACAGGCAGTGGAACTACCCAAGGACACTAGCGAAAGACAGGGGCAGTGATGGCTGGGGAACTGGAGAGGTCCCGTAAGCCCGCTTGGGAGGGCACCAAGGCCCAACGTGCCGAACTCCGCATGAAGGTCTGGGACCTCCGAAAGAACGGGTACACGTTCCGGGAGATTGAGGCTGCCCTCGGTATCTCCCGCTCGTTCGCTGCAACCCTTGAGACCGAGGAACTGGACAACATCCCTGCCAAGGCAAGGGACACGTACAGGGAGCACATGGAGGAACGCCTCGGGCAGATGCAGCGGCACGTAGTGGAGTTGTTCGCCCAGACCAAGGACTGGAACGCATTCAAGGGTTACCAGTGGACTGAGGAGAGGCTGGCACGTCTCTTGGGTCTGGATGCTCCTACAGAGACCAAGGCTGAGGTTGTCACTCGGGATGGCGTGGACGTGGACCTGGCCACCCTCATGGAGGAGGCACAGGAGAAGTGGGGAGACGGTGAGTACGACCCACGAACGTAAGGTGGCCTCAGTCCTGAGCCCGTGGACGTTCGCTCTCATCTACCTACGTCGTCACATCTCCATTGACGGACAGGTGTCAACGCTCGCTCCCATGCACCGTGAGGCCGAGAGGTGGGCCAGGCACACGCTCATCCATGGGCAGGGTGACCAGAGGACCATATGGGTTGCCCCCCGTGGTATTGGCAAGTCAACCTGGCTGTTCCTCATTCTGCCCATGTGGGCCGCCGCCTTTGGCCATGCCAAGTTCATTGCAGCGTTTGCCGATTCTGGTCCCCAGGCGGAGGTCCACCTCACTACGTTTAAGCATGAGTTGGATACGAACGAACTCCTACGCCATGACTTCCCGACCCTGTGCAATCCCCGTAAGCGTCTGAGTGGTGTCAACGAGGCAGACAGGCACGGCCTCTACATCGCTGAGTCCGGATTCGCCTTTGCAGCCCGTGGCATTGACTCATCCAGCCTCGGGCTCAAGATCGGGGACATGAGGCCAGACCTCCTCATCCTGGACGACATAGAACCGGATGAGTCCAGTTACTCTGCATACCAGGCGAGGAAGCGCAAGACCACGTTCCTGGATGCTGTCCTGCCCCTCAACGTCCACGCTCGCGTCCTGGTCTCCGGTACGGTCACCATGGCCGGATCCATCATCCACCAGGCAGTCCGACACTTCCGGGGGGAACGGGACCAGGACAATGAGTGGGTATCCACGGAACGGTTCGTGGTCCATCACTTCCCCGCGATCCTCACCCTGGATGATGGGACCGAGGTTTCCGCATGGCCAGAGAAGTGGTCCATTGACTTCCTACTGTCAATCCGTCACACCCGGGGCTACCTCAAGAACTATGCCAACGATCCAATGGGAGCGGATGGCGGGTACTGGGTGCCCGAGGACTTCCAGTACGGGCAGCTAGACCGGATCACACGGACGATGCTGTCCATTGACCCCAACGTCACCAACGCGAGGATGCGGCCCACAAAGGAGAACCGGTCCGATTACACGGGCCTTGCCGTGATCTCCTGGGAGCCACCGGGCCGGGTCCGGATGGACAGGCACGATACGGGCCGCTGTCTCGTCCACTGGGCTGAGGCAGTCCGCCTGACCGGAGACCCACTCCGCACCAAGATCCTGGGGATACTAGAGCAGTTCCCCCTAATCGGCCTCATCCTCGTTGAGGTCAACCAAGGTGGGGACCTCTGGCTGGATGTTCTCCATGACCTGCCCGTGAAGGTGAAGGCCATTCACCAGCATGAGCGCAAGGAGGTACGGGCAGCCCGCACCCTGAGCCACTACCAACGGGGCCGCGTGCTGCATCGTCGGCCGTTGCCGTCCCTGGAGGAGCAGATGGCGGGCTTCCCTCTCGCTCCCTATGATGACCTGGTTGACGCCGTGGGATCGGGAGTCAACCGGTTCCTTGACCCGAGACCGGTCCAGCAGGCAGGGGCCTCTACCCGGGCCTACGCCTGAGGTGCTACGGTCTGGGGCACGGACGAGGGGTTACGATCACCCGGCAATGCCGGTAGGCGTGCGTCCCCCTCGGCCGACACCGAGTGGCGGAGCCCGGGGTCTCGTGCCTCGGGCTCCGTTGCGTCTACACTCCCTTGCAATCGGACCGGTGCCTGGGGGTGGGGCTGTCTCAGGGGACGTGGGCCATCCCCGGGCACCGGACCGAGAACCGCCGAGATGGCACCCGTAAGCCCGAGAGGGGCTAGGTAATGCCGGTTAGTGACCTCACCAAGGCCATCCACGAGATGGACAAGCACCGGCCCGAGTATGAGCGGGCAGGGCAGTACTACCGGGGGGAAATCCCGGAGTACTTCGGATCCATCCGCCTGAGAGGCGTCCTCAAGGATGCGGCCGAAAGGTACCGGCTCAACCTGGCCAAGACCCCGGTAAACGTGGTGTCCAACCGCCTGGAGGTGGCAGCGGCAACGGTCCCGGACCAAGACCAGTTGACAGCCATTCTCCAGGCGGACGTGTGGGATGCCAACGAACTCACGTTCGAGATCCCTCGCCTCATCAAGGACACCTGTCGTGACGGGGACGGGTATCTCCTGGTCTGGGATGGCCCCGAGGACGGAACGGTGGAGGTTTCCTATAACTCCCCGTTCTCGTCCCGAATGCTGTATGACCCAGAGAACGTCCGGCGCAAGCGGGCATACGTCCACACCTGGTGCGACAACAAGGTCCGGTACGCGGACGTGTTCTATGCGGACGTACTGGAGCAGTACTGGCAGCCCGAGGAGAACAAGCCCGAGGACGAGCAAGCGTGGCAGGAGCGGACTACGGCGTTCGTGGACGGGCTCACGGGGCAGCCCACGGACGAGAACGCGGACAACTCCCTGGGAGTGTGGCCTCTACCGAATCCGTACGGTGAGGTCCCGGCATTCCACTTCCGGACGGACAGGCCGTGGGGGGTCCCGCTCCACAAGGACGCATACGGTCCCCAGGACGCCATCACTAAAATCATCGCTGCCCACCTCGGCACGGTGGATTACCAGACGTTCCCTCAGCGGTACGCACTGGAGGACTCGTCCCAGAATGTGGACGACTTGCTCCAGGATGAGGACTGGGACGACTTCACGGGGAACAACACCACGGGGGCCGCGTCCGGCAAACCTGAGCAGGGCCTACGGTCCGGATCGGGTGAGGTCTGGTGGCTCCGTGGCGTCAAGGGGGTGGGCCAGTTCGAGGTGGCCGATCCTGACGTGTTCATCAAGCCATCGGAGTTTTACGTCAGGATGATGGCGCAGACCACGGATACTCCCCTCCACTTCTTTGACCCGGGTGGAGACCAACCATCCGGGGAGTCCAGGCGAACGGCGGAGGGCACCCTCACCAAGAAGGTAAAGAACCTGGCCCAGTCGTTCGGGTTCACGCTCTCGGATGGCCTCGGGTTCGCTCTCACCGTCCTGGGGCACAAGGACCTCCATGTGGACGTTCGGTGGGCACCGGCCGAGAGCACCGATGACAAGGACTCGTGGGAGACCGCTGGCCTCAAGATAGAGACGGGTGTCCCGGTGGCTCAGGTCCTCCAGGAGCAGGGCTACACCCGGGCTCAGGTGGATGGGTGGCTGGACACCTCCGACGAACAGGACCTCACCCGGAGAGTGGAACTCCTGGACAAGATCGGGGATGCGGTCCAGAAGTTGGGGGCCGGGGTCGGGTTCGGTGTCGTGACTGCGGAGCAGGTGGCACAGGTCATCCAGGGAGTCCTAGCCCCTGAGGAGGGCTAGCCAGTGGGGAGCGAAGACGTAGCGGCCCACGCGGACGAACTCCTGGCCCTGGAGGACCGGTCCGCCGTGCGGGTCTCTGCTGGGGCCAGGAGGCAACTACAGGCCCTCGGGAAGCTCCTCCTGGTGGAGTACGCCAAGCTAGGGAGCCCACCCTCAGAGGCAGGCCTACGGGCACTCCGCCAGACGCTCTCAGCCAAGCTAGCGGCTCTGCACCTGGGACCCCTCGGACCCACGTTTGACAGCATCATGTCAACGGCTCTGGGTCTCGGCGTAACCCACGCACTGTCCGAGGTGGACAGTCCAAAGGGGACAGTCCGGAAGCCACGAGTGGATGCAGCCACCCGGGAGGCCGTGGCTGGGGCTGGGAGCCGTGCCCGTACTGCCCTCCGGTCCGGCCGGAAGGACCTCCGGGACGCTCGCACCCTCGGGGACTTCACTCGGGCATTGGCCAAAGCCCATGGGGCCGTGACTACCCTGGAGCGCACGGCCAGGTGGGCTGTAAACCGGGCCTCGGCCGTGGGTGCCGCCCATGTTGCCGATGCACTGGACGCTGGCCTCCTCTGGGTTGCGGAGCGGGATGCCTGTGTCCACTGCCTCGCCTACTCGGGCCGTGTCGCGAATACAGGGAAACAGTTCCCAGGCGGGCTCACATTCGGTGACAAGCCACTGTCAAAGGATCCGCTGCCGTATCCCCCGCTTCACCCCAACTGCCGCTGTCGGGTCACTCCTTGGTCCGGATCCAAGGATGGGGTGGGAGACGTGGAAATGCCAGAGGCATTGCAGCGTGAGGCCCGGAGATCCATTCTCCGGGGGGATGCCCTGGATTCTGAGCCCACTACCGTGAGGCTCCAGGCAGCCAGGAAACTCCTCTCGGCCGGGAGCGGGCTACCCAGAGCCGTGGAAACCAAGGCTCGTAAGGCTGTCAAGTCCGGTAGCTTCCGCTAGACTCGTTGTCAGAATGGAGCCCACGAAAGGAGGCCGTGATGGCCGAGGATGAGGAACTGGACGACGAGATGGAGGACGAGGACGAGACCGAGGACAACGAGTCCGAGGGAGCGTCTGGTGAGGACGAATGGAAGCCACCCACACGCGCTGAGTGGGAGCGGACCCAGGCGGCCCTCACCAAGGCCAACGGCCAAGCCAAGAAGCACCGCCTGGCCCTCAAGGCAGCCCGATCCAACGCCTCCACCTCGGGAACCGGGCAGAGCCCGGACGAGGCCAGGGCACAGGCAGCCAAGGAGGCGGAGGAGCGCTACGTCCCCCGTATCAAGCGGTCTGCCGTCCGTTCGGCCCTCATCGGGGCTGGACTGGTGGATGGGGACAAGGAGGACGTGGTGAAGTCCGCCGTGCGCCTCGTTGACCTGGAGGACCTGGACGTGGACGAGGACGG